AACGCAATGGATGAGGACTTTGCTACCAAGTTGGTGGATTGGGCCAAGATCATCCGCCAGACGTTTGATGCCGGCGGAGTTGATGACGTCATCTCCACCCGCCGCCTCGATCACACGGTAAAAACCTATGCGATCCTCGGTAACCGCAAGGCAGCAATCGCCCTGGTGACAAACCGCTTTGCGGCCGAAACCTCGGAGGCTTTCGAAGAGCTCTACTCTAAGATTGACGCCGGTGAAAAGGTCTTCACCGACGAGGAAATCGAGCTCGATCCCATGGGTGATCCCAGGGACGATGACGGCCTCGTATAATCTTAACATGCTATAATACAAGAAAGAAACGAATATGAATATTATTACTACAGATACTGGTAAGGAGATCCGTTCTTGGGCTCCTGATGTGGCCCAGAATGCTATCGATCAGATGAAGGTAATAGCTAACCTTCCTTTCACTGTACACTCCTGTCTGATGCCTGATGGCCACCTTGGGATGGATATGTGTATTGGTGGAGTTGTTGCTACAGACAACATCATCGTACCCAACTTTGTAGGAGCCGACATCGGCTGCGGAATGTGTGCAATGAAAACCGACCTCCTAATTGATGACCTCAGTGATGATGTTCGTCAGAAGTTATTCAGCAACATCACTCGTCGTATCCCTACGGGCTTCTCTCACAATTCGAAAGACCGGGCTCGGGAACTTTCGATTGTTTTTGAGAAAGACTTCAATGATATGGAATTTGAATTGGATGATAACGCTATTAAGCACGCGCCTGTTGATGACTATCCTCGGGCAGTTTGGGATCAGCTTGGTACGTTGGGCGGTGGAAATCACTTCATCGAAATTCAGGCTGACGAAGCTGGAGGTATCTGGGCTATGGTTCACTCGGGTTCACGTAACTTGGGTAAGGTGACGGGTGATTATTTCAACGATCTTGCGAGGTCAGTATTGAGTAATTATTGCATTTCCCACGATATTGCGTACATCCCAACGACCACTGAATTGGGTAAGGGCTATATTTCGTGGATGAACTTCGCTTTGGACTTTGCCTATCTAAACCGTAGAGTGATGATGCAGGAAGTTAAGGCTGCATTCAGGGATCACTTCCCAGATGTTGAGTTTATCACATGGTCCAAGGTGACTGGCCAGGCTGAGTATAATATGATCAACATTCACCACAACTACGCGGCGCTGGAGAATCACTATGGTAGGAACCTATGGGTACACCGGAAGGGCGCAACTAAGGCATCAGAAGGCCTCGTAGGCATCATCCCGGGTTCTATGGGTACTCCATCATATATTACCAAAGGTCTTGGGAATCACTTATCTCTGATGTCGTGTAGCCATGGGGCTGGACGAACGATGAGTCGTAAGGCTTACTCACGTTCTATGGCTGGCTCTCCTGATGTTGAGGCCTCATTAGACGGCATCATCCATAGTGAATTCAAACCTTTCCGTCACGGTAGAGATAAGGGCCTCTTGGATGTCTCTGAAGCCCCCGGCGCTTACAAGGATATTGATACTGTTATGGCGAACCAGAGTGATCTTGTAGAGCCTCTCGTGAAGCTTCGTCCTTTGATATCGGTCAAGGGATAATTTAGTAGTGTACAAACGGCTAACAGTATGGTATAATAGATCCATACTTTTAATACAGAAAGAAAGAAACACAAAAACATGAAAAGGACCACATGCAACTAACCACCGAAACACTTGCGATCTTGCAGAATTTTGCAATGATCAATCCCAACATCGTCGTTGAGGAAAACACTGGGAAGCTGAAGACGGTTTCTGAAGCGAAGAATATTATGGCTATGGCCGATATTTCTGAGCAAATCGATTCCACCTTTGGTATCTATGACCTCAACGAGTTCTTGTCTGCGATCAAGCTAATTAATAAGCCGATGTTCACGTTCGATGGCACCATGATCGCAGTGGACTCCTCATCTGGTACACAGGGATTGAATTATTTCTGCTCTAATCCAGAGATTCTGACGTATCCCAAGAAGGATATTAAGGATCCTGAATATGAGGTCACACTTAAGATGGATGAAGGCATGCTGGCCCAGATTAAGAAGGCCGCTTCAGTTCTCCATTGTGAGACGGTGTCATTGACGAAGCAGGCCGATGCTGATAGCATTTGGGCCGTAGTTTCTGACCCAACGAATAAGTCGTCTAATGCCTATCGGGCCGAAGTCGCGACGGATGAAGCATTTGCCTCTCTGCCTGCATTCTCATTTGACATCCTCATTGGAAATATGAAGATTGTCCCGGGTGATTACACCTTGCAGCTCAGCTCACGAAGCATCAGCAAGTGGGTATTGGACAGCACCTCACCTATCACATACTGGATTGCTCTTGAAAAGTCGTCCGAATATAACGCATAACAAAAGAAAGTAAAAGTATATGCATAAGAACAAAGACAACCCCACCATCGACTTCCCGTCCCAGCCAGCGCCGGTAAAGGAAGTTCCAGTTGACGTCATTATCAACGCGCTTAAGTGCATCGACGCAGCAGCAGCTCGCGGCGCATATCAGGGAGGCGAGTTGAGCTCAGTTGGAAAGATTCGTGACACTCTCTACACCGTAGTAGAGGTCGAAATCGACCAGCTGGTCGAAGCGCAGAAGAAAGAAAAGGCTGCTGCTGAAGAAGTACAGCCTGAACCAGCTGTTTCCATCGACGACTAATCAACTCAAACACAAGGCGAAGCAAATGAATAACCTACTTTGGAGCGAAGAATATCGCCCGAAGACCATTGACGAATGTGTTCTTCCTACAAACCTCAAGACAACCTTCGAGCAGGTCGTCTCCACTGGAATGGTTCCTAATATGCTGCTAACGGGCAGTCATGGTCGAGGTAAGACCACGGCTGCCCGGGCCATGTGTGAGGAACTTGATCTCGATTATATGATGATCAACGGATCTGAAGATTCGGGTATTGAGGTGCTGCGCACAACGTTGAGGCAGTTTGCTTCAACGTGCTCTTTGCAGGGTGGTGACAAACCGAAGGTCATCATTGTTGACGAGGCGGATTATCTCAATCCTGTTTCAACACAGCCCGCTCTCCGTGGGTTCATTCAAGAATTCAATAAGAGTTGCCGGTTTATTTTTACTTGTAACTACCCAAACAAGATCATCGAACCCATTCGTGATTCTCGTATGACAAAGATCGAATTCAAGATTACCAAAAAGGATTTGCCCCTCCTCGCTGCGAAATTTCATAAGCGTATGTGTGGTATCCTTGATCTGAATAAGGTTAAGTATGATCCAAAGCTTGTTGCTCAGGTCGTTATGAGTCATGCGCCGGATTGGCGACGGGTTATTGAAGCATGCCAAATCCATTCAATGAGTGGAACATTATCTCCTGAGGTTTTGCATTCACTTTCTGATGATTCGTTCGCAGAAGTGATCGGTTATCTCAAAGATAAGAACTTTGGTGCGATGCGTAAGTGGGTTGGTATGAATTCCGACCTGGATGCAACCGCAATTTATCGTAAGATTTATGACTCGCTTGCACTTAAAGCCGAGCCATCATCAATTCCGGCAGCATGTATTATCATCGCGGAATATCAATACAAGCATGCTCACGTCAGTGATCATGAAATTAACACTGTCGCGTGTCTAACTGAACTGATGCGCGACTGCAAATGGGCATAAGGAGTACCATGAAGAATACAGGACCAACGAAGCTTATTGACAAGCATGGTGAAAAGTCACCAAAGCACAAGTGCAACAATTGCGGTTGTATGCGATACAATCCGTGTGGTTGCACTGTGGGTAAGACTACGGATCGTAATAGGAAGTAACTTATGGCCAAGTTGTCGCCATTCGATTTTATAAGCGCCATTAGTTCTCGGGAAAAGCCAGATATCATGTCTGACGATCCTGAGAACGAAAAGGCGTACCTGCCGTTCATAATTAATAGGCAGTTTTCGTATTTTGCTGATACAATCCTCGCTGCGAACATGATGAATGCTTCTAGTAGAATTGATAATCGCCTGCAATTTGACTTCTATCGCGCAATTGTTCGGCCAAGTAAACGATTTGCAAAGTGGCCTAAGGCTCTTAAAGATGAGGATGTTAATACTGTTGTCGAATACTACAATATGTCTCGTGAAAAGGCAAGGGGTGTTTTAAAAATTCTGAGCAAAGAAGCTATAGCGTCTATGCGATCGCATTTATCCCATGGTGGATTACAGAAAGCTTGATTATTCGGTACGATAATACGATTAAAGTCGGTGATATCGTAACAACCTAGCATCTCGCTAAAGCACAACATAAGATAAATAAGTTCTGTCAGCAGCAGAATGAATTTGTTGTGTGTACCATGCGAGATGTAAATGAATGATGATACTTTAGTGAGTGATAAATGGACTGCTGCCAACATGGTAGAAGTCACGTTGAAAGAACCAGATGATTTTCTGCGTGTAAAAGAAACACTCACCCGCATAGGAGTATCAGCAACGTCCGAAGGCCAGGTGCTGTACCAATCGTGTCACATTTTGCATAAGCAAGGTCGGTACTTCATTGTACATTTTAAAGAGTTATTCTTGTTGGATGGCAAGCGCAGTTCGTTTAGTGAGAACGATCGACTCCGTAGAAACACTATCACTACTTTATTGTCTGACTGGGGACTATTGGAAATAGTTGATGCTGCAAAGACGACCGATAGATGCTCGGTCAATCAGATTAAAATTCTTCCTTTTAAGGAGAAGAAAAACTGGAACCTCGTTGCAAAATACACTATTGGTTCTGATCTCAAAAATTCGGTTTATAAGTAATTTAATATCCACTTCAGGGAGCATTTTGTTGTGTACAATCTGCTCCCTTTGTGTTATAATAAATCTATGAACAGTGAATTTTATACATCAATAGATAGATTTGGTAACAAGCTGCTTTACTGCGGCTACGATGGTGAAGGCAAACGCATTGAGAAACGCGTTATGTTTAAGCCAAAGGTTTTCATCCCCACTAAAGACAAGAACGAAGCTACTGATAAGAAGTCGATCTTTGGCGCACCGGTTAAAGAGGTGCGCCTTGATTCTATGCGCGATATGCGCGACTTCGTCAATCAATATAAACATATTCCTAGCTTCGAAATCTTTGGTACCGACCGTCATGTCATGGCCTTCACCCAGGAAAAGTTTCCAGGCCGTGTTGACTATGATTCTCGCTTCATCAATATTTCCAACATGGATATTGAGACTGCAGTGGGCGATGGGTTTCCTAATCCGGCTACCGCGGCCGAGGAAGTCCGCGCCATTACTATTAAGCAATCGCGGGACGGTCAGTATTACGTCTTTGCTTTCAAAAAGCAGTATGCTCCACATATGGACGGTGTGAACTTTATCCCATGCAAAGATGAAGCCGATATGCTTAACACCTTTTTAGAATGGTGGCAGCAACCATATAATCGTCCCGACGTTTTAACTGGTTGGAACACAATGTTTTTCGATGTTCCGTATCTCATTAATCGTATTGAAGCGGTGTTAGGTGAGGGCACCGCTAAGTTGCTTTCGCCATGGAAACTTATCTCAGCACGAGACGTCAACTTCTATGGTCAGAAGCGCCCGACGTTTGAGATATCAGGCATCCAGCATCTTGACTATATTGAACTCTTCAAAAAGTTTGCATATACCTATGGCAACCAAGAGTCATATACACTCAATCATATCGCTCACATAGTCCTTGGTGAAACGAAGTTGGACTATTCTGAAATCGGCAACCTTAATGACCTGTACGAAAAGAACTTTCAAAAGTTTATTGAATACAACATCAAGGACGTTGGTTTGGTTGACGCTTTAGATGATAAGCTTGGATTCATTGACATTTGCTTCACACTATCATATATGGCCGGCACGAATTATGCTGACGCTTTGAAAACCACACCAATCTGGGATGGCATCATTTATCGTAGATTGTGCGAAGCTAATGTTGTACCTCCCATCTCAAATGCTGGAAAAACCGCAACCAGTTATGCAGGAGGTTTCGTTAAAATACCGCAGGTTGGTATGCATGATTGGGTGATGAGTTTCGATTTAAATTCGTTGTACCCATCGTTGATTATTCAGAACAATATGTCTACGGAAACTCTTTTGCCTAAGCGCAATCTTGAGGCATCTGTCCAAGGTTTCATTGACGAAACGTTTAGAGTTGATGATCCAGATATAACCGTAGCTGCGAATGGCGCTCAGTTCAAAACTAACAAAGTGGGGTTCATCCCAATGATTGTTAGTGAAATTTATGCTAAGCGCAAAGGTCTCAAAGGCAAGATGATCGAAGCGATGCAGGAAAGGGAAGCTTTGTTGAACGATCTGAGCTTGCTGGAAGCCGTATAGAGAGTTAAAGCTTCTAAAGTATAAATAGTCTGTATGAACATATACTCACAACATTATTACGGTCGTTACCAGCGCTTTATTGAACACTATAGTTCGCAGATTATTTCTGAAGGTGAACTACACCATATTATACCTAAGTGTGCTGGCGGAACAGACGACGAAACCAATATCATAAAACTTCCATATCGCGCGCATTTTATCGCCCATTATTTGCTTGCTAAAAGCACAAATAATAGCAAGCTTTGGTTTGCATTCAATATGATGAAACGAGTTTGTAATGGTCGGTCGGTTTTATACGAGGCTGCTAGAAAATATATTAGTAGTGCTATTTCAACATCAAACCGTGGCCGGAAGCGTAGCCAATCTGTCCGTGATGAAATATCTAAACGTTCAACGGGTTATGTTGTCGTGAAGAACGCAATTGGCGAAACGTTTAGAGTAGCAGTTAATGATCCACGATACGTCTCGGGGGAGTTAGTATATTATAGAACTGGATCTAGTCATAGCCATGCTACACGATCAAAGATGTCGAAAAATGGTATTAGAGGCCGACGCTTATACTCTAATCATTTGACGGATGAAACAATATATTTACGAGATGGTGAAGCTATTCCAATGGGATTTGTCCAAGGCATAACTCCTTCCGTTAAACAGCGTCAACTATTGCAGCTTCGTAAACCACGCTCTCTAAAGCTAGTGAAGTGCCCTCATTGTGGTGTTGAAGGCAGTGGAGGTAATATGACTAGGTATCATTTTTCAAACTGTAAAAACATCAGTGTACATGCTTAGTGAATTGTGGTATAATGGTTCTCTAATGAAAGGTAGTTTTATGAATAAAGAAGAAAGAATAGCAGAGCTGCGATTGAAGATACACACTCTCGATGCTAAGATTGAGGTGTTCTCTAATCAGCAAATGGCTTACAAGATCCTAAAATAGTGGGACCGTGAGCAGCGATGCTCACGTTAACACCGTGTGAATTCAGTGAAGGCTTTCAAATGCTAATACTGAGCCAAGCCACAAAGTGGAAGGTGCAACGACTATCCGCAAGGAGTACATTCAAGTGAATGGAAGCGCTCGGCAACTCATTGAGTTGAAGATATAGTCTGATCTCGTATGAAAATATGAGCTGGGGAAATCCCGGGAATACCGTAACGCAGTATTTTGAACACAATGATTAAATAGCCTGTATGGCGCCTTGGCTAATCAATACTTTCGTTACTTCGACTTGCGTATTGCAGAAGGTGTTACATTAACAGGTCAAGCTGTTATTCAGTTTGCTGAACGTATCATCAATGAAAAACTTAATGCTTTCTTAGGTACGAAGGACAAAGATCGTGTAATTGCGATTGACACTGATAGTGTTGCTGGTTCAACCAGTCTTTTGGTTAACGGTCAGGAAACGACTATTGCTGAATTTTACGAATCTGTAGATGAAGACCATTATATCCGTAAGGACGACTTTAACCGCGATTACGTCAAGTCTACAAGCCATTTAGATTGCACGACCCTTTCTGTATCTTCTACAGCAAAGCTTGAGGAAAGACGTATTAACTATGTCATGAAGCATAGTGTTAAAAAGCGGATGTTCCGTATCAAGACACCAAGAGGCAGTGTTGACGTCACAGAAGATCATTCTTGTATTGTTCGGGATAGAACGTCTAAAAAGGTTTTTTCGATTAAGCCAAAGGATCTTAACACCAAAAAACACCAGATTATAAATATTGTACATGCATAAGATACAGATAAAACACTATAATGCGCTTCGGGCGTTAATTCCATATATTCCAGACATTGATAAAATTGATTATGACGACTTTATGATTATTTGGAGATATCGCCGAACTGTGGGATTCCGCCGCCTTATTGCTCGCAATTTAAGAACATGGGAAGAATTCTGCTCTGCTTGCATTCGATTAGCGGAAATCGCCGCAGCCAATACTCTTGAACGGTATCAGCTGCAATACGGTGATGAAGAAGGGCAAATACAGTATGATCTCCATCGGCCAAGGGGGGTTTCGTTAAAGATACTGATAGAAAGGTACGGCAAGAGCGAAGGCCAAAGACGCTTCACTGCTTATCGCAAAAGACAGGGTGAATCAAATACATTCGAGTATAAGAACAGAAGGTTTGGGTGGACGAAAAAGGAGTTTGACGAGTTTAATCGCTCTCGCTCTTGCACGCTAGCAAACTTCATTAGTAGACATGGCGATGTAATTGGTAGAAAAATGTGGGAAGACTACCGATCGCGACAAGCATATACTAATTCTGAAGAACACCTGGGAACTGAGCGCTACCGTAGTATTAATCGTCAAAAGAGCCATACTTTACCAGTGTACATTGAAAGATATGGTGAGGAGAATGGCACTGATCGATACTATGCATATATTAATTCCCAAAGATCTTTCTACAGCAAAAAGTCTTTCGCGCTTTTTTCACGTCTTGCTAATACTAAATTATTTGAAGATTCACGAATGTTTTATGGAGAGAATGAATATGGTGTTTGGTGCGATGTGAAAAATTGCTTATTCAAGTACGATTTTGTATCTCTAAAGTATAAATTTGCGATTGAATTTAATGGCGATCATTATCATGGCAACCCCAGTTTATACAAGCCGAGCGATAAATTACGAGGTAGAGGATGCACCAATTTAACCGCAAGGGAAAAATGGGCGGCTGATGATTTCAAAAACAATTATTTGTTTATAAGTCGCAAGTTTCCTGTTATAATGATATGGGAGAGAGATTGGGATCGTAACCCCGCAGAGTGTATTGAAAGGATTTTAGATTATGTTAGAACTCGAGTATAATGATTTCGAAGTAGAGGATTTAGGCATACAGGAAATAGATGTCTATGACATTGAGGTTGAACGCAATCACAACTTTTTTGGTAATAATATATGCGTGCATAATTCGCTGTACATCAGCGTTAAGGATGTGATTGAAAAGTTTAAGCCAAAGGATCCTGTTAAATTCCTGAACGAATTTGGTGAGCGCTTTATGGTGGAGGTTTTCAATGAAGCCTTCGAACGATTTGCAGCACACCATGGTGCGATTGAAAATCGTATGGTGATGGCCCGTGAGGTAATCGCCGACCGTGGTCTTTGGACAGGCAAAAAGCATTACATCCTTAATGTACTTGACTCTGAAGGTGTACGCTATGCTGAGCCTAAGCTTAAGGTCATGGGATTGGAATGCGTTAAGTCATCTACACCACAGATATGTCGTACTGCGATGAAATCTATCTTCAATGTTATCATGAATGAAGACGAACATGCTGTTCAAAATGCTGTAGCTAAATTCAAGGTTAAGTTTTTCAATGCACCTATTCATGAAGTATCTTTCCCTCGCTCAGTATCAGACGTCGCCAAGTATGTTACGAACAATGGATATGCAAAAGGCACACCTATCCATGCGAGAGGTGCGATCCTTTATAACAATATGCTTAAGACAAAGAAGCTGCGGAAATATCACAGTATCTTCAATGGCGATAAGATCAAGTTCGTTTATCTTAAGTTGCCTAATCCTATAAACGAAAATGTGATATCGTACCCTGATGATAAGTTGCCAACTGAATTGGGTCTTGAACGCTATATTGATTATGAACTTCAGTTCACTAAAACATATATTGATCCTATTCAAAATGTGTTAGACGCTATTGGATGGTCAACGGAACCGAGAGCAAGTTTGGAGGACTTCTTTCAATGAGCGAGTATCGCAAAACACGAGTGTTAAAACGTTCTCTTGAAGTTGTTGGAGACGATAATGGTCCATCATCATTTGACGTTGAAATTATTAATGCCGGAGGAGGCGAGTATATTCGACTTACAGGTTATACTGAAACCACTGAAGAATTTTTAACAATTTCAATTGATCCTGAAGATTGGCCGCATTTACGTAAATTGATTAACACAATGATTAAGGAATGCCGAAAATGAAAGAGCTAACTGTATTCAAATCGATATTCTCTAACGCCACCACGCGTGGTTTAACATTTGAGAATTGGGATAAGTTTGAGGAAGCTTTATTCGGAATGAGTAAGGTGCCGGGTTTTAAGCTTAAGCGCGGCGAACGCCACCGCCGCGGCGCAGCGCCTCTAATATCACCTGCGAAGTACAAGCCTAACACGACTAGAGCTAACGATAATGTTACGCATTGGTCATCCTGGACTGCTATCGACATTGATAACTATGAAGGTTCATTCCAAGAGACGCTTGAGATGTTTAAGGAGTATCGGGGCATATGTTATTCATCTGCATCTAGCACCAAAGAGCATCCAAAGTTTCGAATCGTCCTTAATCTAAGCAAGGATATTCCCGCCGATAAGATTAGACACTTTTGGTTTGCTCTCAATAAAGAGTTCAACGATGTAAGTGATCCTCAGACCAAGGATTTGTCTCGGATGTATTATGTTCCAGCAGAGTATCCAGACGCTTTCAACTTCATATTCCGACTTGGAGGCAGCACTGTCATAAATCCTGATGTGCTTATGGCCAAAACTAAATACGTTGAGCCGCCTCGTGACTTCTTGTCTAAGCTGCCAGAAGACGTACAGCGCGCAGTGATCAAGCAACGTAAGCAATCTCTCACCAATAATAACTTTCAATGGACGTCATATCAGGATTGCCCATTCGTCAATCGCAAACTTCTGCGGGAATATCAGTCAATAGCATTTCAGGACGGTACAGGCCGCTACGGTCTCTTCTATAAGATCATGACTTCTATCGCAGGAAATGCCATTCGGCAGAAATACCCCATCACTCCATTTGAGATAGCCGAGCTTATGTCGGGTATAGATTTAGACTTTGGCGCACGATATCAGAAGAGGCCTCTGCAGTTGGAGGCTGCAAGAGCCATATCGTTCATCATACGGAACACCTGAGTCACTCTAGAAGCTCATCGTCATATGAATCAAGGTAAACATATAGCCAGCAAGACTTCAGTGATCCTGACGGCCTTCTGTAGATGAAAAATAATGGTGTACAAGATGTCTACTTTATGGTATATTAGATCCATGACAATTAATACTAACTCGAACAAATTTCACAAGAACTCAAAGGAGAATACATTATGTCAGTAGACTGGTTTAGTGATATGAAAGCAATGCACCAAAAGTTTGGTGTGAATACGTGGATGAAACAACAGATTGACGATGGGAATATCGATACTCTTCGCAAGTATCTGTCTTTTCGCTTGTTGATGATTAATGAAGAGTTAGCTGAGACTTTCTCTGCTGCTTTAGTACAAGGCGACAGTGAAGAAGTGGTTGATGGTCTCATTGATTTGTGTGTCTTTGCAATTGGAACACTTGAAGTTCTGGGTGTTGATGCACATAAGGCATGGGATACAATCCTTAATGCTAATATGGCAAAGGAGCCTGGTGTTAAAGCTGAGCGTCCTAATAAATTTGGTCTCCCAGATTTGATTAAACCTTTGGGCTGGAAGAATCCAAATCATAAAGGCAATCACGGCGACATTCCAATGATTTTAGGGGAGCAACAGTAATGAAGAATGATGCAGGAAAACCGACGATCGAACTGATTCCGCCTGAGTGTATTATGGCGATCGCTCAAGTATTTGCAATGGGCAAAGCCAAGTACGGTGCTAACAATTGGCGTGAGGACCTCAACGGGACTCTTTATTCCCGTACCTATGGATCCATACAGCGACACCTCACGAAGTTCTTTCTGGGTGAAGATGATGATCCTGAGAGTGGCCTCCCGCATATTGACCATGCTCTTACCCAGCTTTGCATTCTCAAGATTCAGACAATGTATGGTAAGGCTGCGGATGATCGTTGGAAAGGCGATCAGTCACCTAAACTCGGTGATGAATTCGCCGAGGTTGCCGGTAAGTCTGAGCCGGAGCTTTTAACTGAGTGTACATTTGAGCTCGGTGAATTACGTAAAAAAGACTGGCACAAACAGCGCAAGATTGCCGCTCGGCATTGAAAGGAAATATAATTATGAACGTAGATCAGATACGAAGACACTTCCGCACAGCTCTAATGCATGAAGATTTTACCATCGATCGTACAGGCGCTAAGACCATTGAGCTCATTGGCGCTTCATTTATCGCAGACGAACCTGCAATCTTTGGTAACCCTAATAACGTTTATATTGATGCAGAGATCAAGTGGTATGAATCTGAAGATGCTAATGTTAATACACTAGGTGAAATCTATGGATCGATTCCAAAAGCATGGGCGGTATCGGCCAACAAACACGGTGAGGTTAATTCTAATTATGGAAAGCTTATCTTTTCAAAGAAGTATTACAACCAGTTTAAGCACGCTGTCACTGAGCTTCTTGTGAATCCAGATTCGCGCAGAGCTCAGATCATTTATAATCGGCCAAGCATGTGGCTTGAATATAATGAAGATGGGAAGAATGACTTCATCTGCACTAACGCTCAGTCATTTTATATCAGAGATGGTAAGCTTCATATGGTATCACAGATGCGTTCCAATGACGTAGTTTACGGATATATGAATGATTACTCTTGGGCGCGATATGTGCAAAATATGGTGCTAATGAATATGAACATGGCGCGTGATCGAGATGATCCTCAGCGCAAGTTAGAAGCTGGCGATTTAATCTGGCAGGTCATGAATCTGCATGTATATGAACGACACTTCAAACTTGTAGTGCCTGAGGGAAGCCAAGCATAATCATTTCAAAACAGCCTTTTGTATAAATAATTACGAAAGGCTGAATATGGAAACTACTTATGTGTACTGGGTGTATGATGAAACGTGTCAAAACATTAAAAACGATGGTTACGTTGGAGTTACAGCAAATGTTGCGCGCCGTTTTAAAACTCATTTGCTAAAGACTAAAAATATACCATCTAATGCAAAAGTTAAAATCATTTATGAAGGTTCTCGAGAAGAGTGTTTTGAACGCGAATTTGAATTACGACCGACTAAAGGTATTGGGTGGAACCGAGCAGTCGGCGGTTCGCAAGGTTGGCGTATTGGTTTTATTCATGATGATGACACCAAGCAAAAACTTAGAGATGCTTGGACACCTGAACGAAAAGCTGAACAGAGACAAAGAGCGAGTATTATGTCCAAGACTCTCATTGGCCAAAAACGCCCTGCTCAAAGTAAAGCTATGGCTGGTGAAAAGAATTCTATGTTCGGCCGAGGGCATACTCTTGAAAGTCGTAAGAAAATGTCAGAAAACCGCGCAGGAAAGCCTACGTGGAATAAGGGTAAGTCTGCACCACAACAGATTGTTGAATGCCCTCATTGTGGAAAATCTGGCGGGAAACAAAATATGACAAGATATCATTTTGATAACTGCAGACCGGAAAAGGCATAGTATGGATAAAAGTAGAATAGTTGCGTATTCCCCGAAGTGGGATATAAGATTCTTAGATCTGGCGAAGCATATATCTGGCTGGTCTAAGGACCCTTCAACGAAAGTTGGAGCAGTGATTGTAGATGATGATAGGAATGTCTTAAGCTTAGGTTATAATGGATTCCCTAGAGGAATACAGGATCGCATTCCCCGCTTGCAAATCCGTAAACTTAAATATGAATTAATGGTTCATGGTGAAATGAACGCGATATATAACGCCACATCAAAGGGTGTGTCTCTTACAGGATCTACGATATACATCCATGGGTTGTTTGTATGTGAGGAATGCGCTAAGGGCATTATTCAAGTTGGAATAAAACGAGTAGTAGTTGAGCTTAAACAGCTCCCCCAACGTTGGGTGGAGTCTTGTCGTAAAGCGTTGGATTATTTTAACGAAGCCGGCGTTGATCATATTGCGATTGAGATGTAGAGAAATATTATGAATATGAACAAACAACTTGGTGATATTGGTGAGAAGATTGTTGCAGAATTATTAAATGCTAAATTTTCTGTAAATTATTTTGATGCAGAAAAGGATCTTATTGGACCCAATAACGAAACTATTGAAGTGAAAACTCAATATCCATTGCATCACCATAGTGGTGAATTGTGCACAATTAGAGCGAATCAATTAAAGAAATGCCTAAATGTAGATCGATTGGTATTTGTAACATATGATGAATCATCACAAATATCAATATACGAAGTTCCAAAGGACAGACGATTCAACTTTCAAACATACACTGCTAGGTTGTTCCGACCAACATCACGGCAAACAATGCATGGATGGAGAATTGATGATATGAAACTTTTAAAGCAATTTACCGATTCATTTTTAGCTCGACAAATGCAAGAATTATCAATAGCTAAAGCTATAAAAAACACACTAAACAAAAGATATAATAAGGAGAAATAAATGAGAAGCAAAAAAGTAGCAATCATATTGGGCCGCGGCACCGAAGGGTGTGGCGTAACAAAGTTTACCCTGGAGCAAAACCGTTGGTTGATTGAACATGGGTATGACACGACCATTTTTTCGGTGGCGGATAAAGCATGGACTCGAAAGAATGCTCATGATAACAGCGCAATTGAGCTAGTGAAGTTTAAGGATAATGCTGCAGTTGACACTGTCATTCATGCGTGTAATACGTGTGATTATGTCATCATCAATTCGTTGCCATCCAAGGGACATCCTGTTGAATGTATTGCAAACTTCAAGCGTTTGATTGAAGCCATTAGCGTTCCTGTAATGCTTGTGCAGTTAGATCACATGAGTGCATCTATTCGTAGGAATGAATGTATGGATGAAGTTATTGACAAGGCCGGCGTCATATTCTCACTCAGCCCAGATAATGACTTTGGTCAGTATGTCAAAGAGTACAAAGAAGTAGGCGAGCTTAGCAGTTTCTTTGGTGAAGACGAAATTGAGATTTTCGACTATCAGGTTGGTCTGTATTTCGATACGATCCGTGATCAATATTGGAAAGATGATATTTCAATTCAGGATGCCAAGCATCACAAATGGATTGGCCGAACCACGTCTTGGAAGGGTTATGATAAACTGTTCCAGTTCCATGATTGCTATCTTAAGGGTAATGGCTGCCTGACAACGTTTGAGGGCATTGAACGTTCCCCGGCATACCTTGGCTTCCGGCAGCTAGGTGAGTTTGACGGGCATATTGGAAAAGATGATGATATTGCCACTGACGATTTGTCTAATGCATACGGAAAACCTGTCCAAGTGTTTGGACCTTACGTCCATGCTGAAATGCTCGACCGCATGTCACGTTGTGGCTTTGGTTATCAACTGACGGTATTCAAGCCGCGCTTCCAGCGCCGGGCATTAGAGTACACCCACATGGAAATCGTGTGTGCCGGTGTGGTGCCAGTTTTTCGCGAGCTTTATGGCAAGCAATGCCATCACCGTGTGTCAGGTGATCCACTTATTGAGTGTAAGGATAACGGCACAGTTTGGTTGGCTGAAGATATTGTTGAAATGTCTAAGGCATTTGAATTGATTAAGAAGCTCGAAGCCGATGATGGCATGAGAGATGAATGGCGCCACATGGCGTATGAGTTCTACAAAGAACATCAGGATGCAGAGAATGTCTTTGCTGAAATGTTCGCTACTGCGGAGGCTAAAATTGCGAGTTAAACATGCTCTGTAGCAGCCCTTGCGCTGGTGAAAAGTTTGCTAGTTATAAATAACACAAACCAGCGCAAGGAGTTAATTATGACAGGGTATGTTTATCACATTCGGGATCCTAAATGTAGCGATTTAGATCACGGTTATATTGGTGTTACGAAGCATCTTAACAAACGATGGAAAGCACATCAAGGCGATCCACATTGTACAATGCATCATTGGATTCGAATTCATAATTTGAAGTTAGAAGATGTTGATATTATTTTTAAAGGTGATATTGAAGAGTGCTATCAAATGGAAAAGAAATTGAGACCAAAACAGAAGATGGGTTGGAACGTTGCATCTGGCGGTGGTTGCGGCCCATACATTTCAGGAATTGAAGATCTCAGTGCACATAGATCAAAGGCTCAAAGCGAACGTATGAAAGATGAAGCACTTAAGAAAAAACAGGGAGAAACCTTTAAAGAAAACTACTACAAGAGTGAAGATTCGCAAAAGTTACGGTCGCGCCGTACTACAGAACATATGCAAGATCCTATTAAGAGAGCAAAATGCTTAGGTGCAATGCATAAATTGGTCCAATGCCCGCATTGTGATTATAAAAATAATGCAGGAAATGTGGCCTTACACATAAAAAGAAAACATAAAAATGAATAAACACGCCGTAATTATACCTCTAATTGGAGGAATGCCCATTGCTATGGAGCACGTCTTCAAAAGACCGCCTGAATATATCTTGTCATACACTCCCTTTGCTGCGAATGATGCGCAATACCGTGCATACCGCCCAAATGTGCCGTATATGTTCATTGATAAGAATGAAGCGAAGTCTTTTAAGCTTGCGCCAGTTGATATTGTGACAACCCTCTGCCCATGCGCAGGGCTATCTTCATTATCACCATCGGCTGCTGCTGAGTCGACTACAAATGATTGGATGACAATTACGGCTAAGTATGTTCTATCTGAACTAGAGCCAAAGGTCTTTTGGGGAGAGAATGCACCTCGTCTTGCAAGTAAGATGGGCGAGCCAACCGTGAATAGACTACGTGAGATAGCGAAGTATAATGGCTATACCTTTTCGCTTTACAAGACTAAGTCTATACTGCATGGCTTGAGTCAAGTGAGGGACAGGTCATTCTATTTCTTTTGGAAAGGTACAGAGACGCCTATCCTGAAGTACTTTCGCAGAAAGCATGAAACGATTGATGAAACAATTCTGAATGCGTTTGTATCGAAGGATGATCCTATGAATATGCCAGCTAATAATAGAGCGCCAATGGATGATCCATATTACCGCTTCATTAGAACGAAGATATATCCTAACTTCACCCACGCAGAAATCGTGGAGAAGCAGGTGAAGTCAATTAATGGTATGAGCCTCATTGAAGACAATGGCATCTCATATGATGAAGTAGCTAAATGGATGGAACAACAAGGTGAGCTCAAGAAAGCCGCGCGTTGTCGGGAAATCAAAGTGAAGCTCGCGTCTGGGGGAAACATTATGCGAAAGATCTGTGAATTTCCAAAGGATCACATAGGTGCGTTTGTAGGACACACGCCATCGCAATTGATGCATCCTTTCGAAGAACGCTTCCTTACAGTCCGTGAATGTTTGGCAATTATGAAGATGCCTAGCGATTTTCAGTTACAAGGTGGGTTGAAGAACTTAAATATGATATGCCAGTCAGTTCCAGTGACAACGGCTGCTGATCTCGCTAGCGAGATACTAGCGTACCTAAACGGCAAGCGAGACACAGTAACAACGTCATTCCTAGTGCAGGATAATAAGAAGCAAACTTCGTCAATTGCGCCTATGCCGTGTGTAACACTTAATGAATTCATGTAAAAGAAAATTCACTACAGCATAGCGTTAACGCAGTGCGTAATCCATTATATATCAATATGGCATATGCGAATGGTAAAGGCTGCTTTGGTATGACTAAATCGCATTGGAAAGGGAAACGAGGTTCAGAGTGCCCGTGGTATGGGGTGAAGAAATCTAACCGAGAAAATTATGTAAAATCACGTCTAGGCGATAAGAACCCCGCCGCTAAGTCTTATAAAGTGTTCAATGAGCATGGCGAACTCATTTTAGAACGTAATGCCAACATTCAAAAAACACTGTATTGAGCATGGAATTCCAGAGTATGTCGCACGAAAGCTAAAAATTCTAACGATAAGCCTCTAGAATATCCAAAATCAAAAAGTAACAATAAAGTAAATTAGAAACCATTTATCCTGAATATCGGGGGTGGTACGTAGAAAGGCAAACATGTTTATTACATTCGAAGGACCCGAAGGATCGGGCAAATCAACTCAACTCAAAATGCTCGCTGATCGCTTAACGCTTAGCAATTACGATGTGATCACTGTACGAGAACCAGGCGGAACGATCATGGGTGAAGCTGTACGGAATATCCTACAGCACGATTCATGTGGACCTAACATTTCTCCAGTAGCTGAAACGCTATTGTTCGAAGCAAGTCGCGCACAGCTCATCCATGAAGTCATTGGCCCGGCATTAGCGCAAAATACAATTGTGCTTTCAGATCGCTTCATCGACTCAACCATGGCTTATCAAGGCTATGGCCGGAAGTTCCCGCTAAAAGATATTGAAGCACTCAACTCATTTGCCACGCAGGAACTGATGCCGGATATTACAATCTTACTTGACCTTCCAGTTGAGGCAGGGTTCGAACGTATCTTTAAAGAGACCAAAGGAAAGGCAAACCTCGATCGTATGGAACGTGAATCCATGAACTTCCATAATCGGGTCGCTAATGGATATCGTGGCCTCGCGGCGGCTGATAATAACCACCGCTTCACTACAATTGACGCTAATAGGTCTTTGGAAGAGGTTCACGAGGATGTTTTGGCTGTAGTTCTTCTATCGTTGGCCTCAGACGATACCTGATATGATGGTATTTCAAAACTACAGTATGTAAGCGGCAGCTAGAGCCCTACTTATGCATTTTACGCCCTCATGGGTCATTTTGAGCCCATCGAGGGCGTTTTTGTCTCAAAAGTGATTGTGTAAGTGCCTTCTGAAGCCATACTTAGCAAAAAGTACCTTCTGGATGAAAATAATGGTGTACATAGCCGTGGAAACTGTGGTATAATAATATTAGGAACAAGTTAAAGGAAGAGGATACAGTATGAGCAAGCAGATCACCAAGCGTCAAAGAATCATCGATTTTGTTAAGGAAGGCGGAGTTGAGGGCCGCACGTTCTCGGAATGTCAGGAGTTTATTTGTAAAGTTAACGGTCGTGACTGGAACCTCTTCCGCCAGGAGAAGAATTGGAATACTGACGAAATGGTGTTTCGTCGGGTAAACCGCGGTTATTACTGCACCGGTCTTCGTGGTTGGAATCGTCCAATCCTTGACGGTACAGTTATCATCAAGGACTCTTTCACCGGTCGGTGGGTCCATAGTGACAATCTTAAGGAATCCGTGCCGCCTACGATGGTTACCACCTTCATTTTTAATGGCGAGCCAGTCATTATCACAGGTGGTGTATTCCCGAGTGCTGACTTTATGACATGCCGGGTGATCACACAGGTTCGCATTACGTTTGAAAATGGCAATAGTAAGGACGTTGATTTTGAATCGCTTCTCCAGCTGGAGGATGCGAGGGAATTCACATTTAAAGGATGATCGCAAAATAACGGTGTACATCGGTCATCGATTGGTGTATAATAGATCCAGAATAAAGGAAGACACTATGGCAACTACAGTTATTACTGACAGAGCAAGCGAGTTTTGGGGCATTGAGGCCAATGTGGAATACGTTGTCATTAGGTCCTATTTTTATAATGGCGAAGGCTGGTACAGTTTACGCCGCCCTGACGGATCTATATTTGAAGCTCCCGACGTGTTTTTCATGAACATCAAATAAAGAAAGCGAATATGAACATTAAAACATTTCCAACCCTATACCGCCAGCGTCAATCCGGTGCCATCCAGACTTGGACGATCTCAACTGAAGATAACGTCATCGTAACCCGCTGGGGACAAGAAGACGGTTCCATGCAGGAATCTCGTGATGAAGTAAAAGAAGGCAAGAATATTGGTCGTTCCAACGCCACTACGCCAACTGAGCAGGCCCAAGCTGAAGCGCAATCCAAGTGGGAACGTAAGCTGAAGCGAGGCCATGTACAGGAACGAACCGGGGCAAAAACCGGGCAGATTGACGCAATCATTGAAGGTGGTGTCTGGCCTATGCTGGCCCATCGATTTGATAAGGTTGGGCATAAGATCAACTTCCCAGCATTCACTCAGCCCAAGTTCGATGGCCATCGTTGTGTGGCCATTATTGACGACAAGGGGAAGTGCGCTTTGTGGTCACGCTCACGGAAGCCCATTACCTCTTTGCCACACATTGTAGAAGCATATGAGGCACTGGATGTACGTAACATGGTGTTTGATGGAGAACTATACAACCATAAGTATCATGATGACTTTGATCAGATCTCGAGTTTGATTCGGCACGACGAACCCGTTGAAGGTCACACGGAAGTACAGCACCATGTTTACGACCTAGCCATGTCAGGTTTGGACTTCAGTGAACGCCACTATATCATTGACGACCTCATATCAGGGGCCTCCGAGTATTTGGTCATCGTAGAAACCCTTGAAGCTGAGGATGAGATGGAAGCTATAGCTGCGTTCGAACACTTCCTTGAGGTGGGTTACGAAGGCGCCATGCTGCGGAACAAGGTTGGGGAATATGTTTTCTCTCCTTCTAAGCGGTCCTACGATCTGCAGAAGATTAAGAAGTTCCACGATGACGAATTCGAAATCACCGGGGTCAAGGAAGGCCGCGGCAAGATGGCAGGCCATGGTATCTTCATCTGCCAGACGAAGGATGGTTACTCATTTGACGCCAAAATGAAGGGCTCGCTGGCGGATCTGAAGAAGTACTTTGACAGCCCAGATAAGTACATCGGACAGATGCTCACCGTGCAGTATCAGGCGATCATTAAGAAGACGGGTGCCCCTCGCTTTCCTGTGGCTCTTCGCCTACGAGAGGATATCTGAAGTGATTAAGATCTACGGAAAATCCTTTGATATGAAATACCCTTCATTCTGCGAGTCGGAGATTGATATGGGTGCAGGAGGAATATCCTCCCGCTTCACTATTATTGGCATAGTAGAGAATGCAGTATCATGGTATGATGGCAGGTTATGTTTAGGTATGGTTGCTGGTGTTACATGGCCTGGAGATTTTCCGGAACCGACAATAGATACGTACGGTAGAATTCTAATTGATGAAGACGATTGGACAATGACATAATGGCAGCTTATTTTACATCAGACTTGCATTTCGGTCATGGCAGCATAATAAAGTATTGCCAACGCCCGTTTCGAGACCGCGATCATATGCTCAAACATATGATTACGATCATTAATCAACGGGTAAAACCTAATGATACGTTGTATCATATTGGTGACTTTTGCGCCTATGGACGCGAAAAGGGTGTCATGGGAGATAAGGCCCCGGCGACGTACTATGAGGATTTGATCAATGCCAAGGTTATTCATATCATGGGTAATCATGACTCGAATAACAAGGTCAAGGATGGTGTTGAATATGCAGTCATGCGAATGAGCAACCTAAATGTCCTTATGGTGCATAAGCCCGAGTGTGTTTATGTGGACACGCTATTGGCAACCGGCGCAATCGATTTAGTTCTGTGCGGGCATGTTCACGAGAAGTGGGCGGAACGCGTTATAGATGGCATTCTCCGCATCAATGTTGGTGTAGATGTACGTCGGTTCGTCCCTATGAGTAAGATGGACGTTTTGAAAATATACCACAAATGGAAGGGTGGACAAAATGATTAAGAAGATTTATTTAGATGTTGATGGAGTATTGGCAGATTTTACCACATCAGCGTTGCTCTATCATGGGATTAGACCCGAAGAGGTTAATTGGCCTGCAGGTTGTGATCGCATGGGTCCTATGCTAGGTATGACATCTGATGAGTTCATTAAAGAGCTGGATGATTATGACTTTTGGTCAAACCTTGGTGTTTTGCCTAATGGTAACCTCATCTACAACCTAGTGGCAGAATTCTGCCATCTCCACCGCATCCCATTTGCGATCTGTACTCAATATCCCGAGGGGATGAAAGATAATTTTATTGCTGGAAGGAATGATTGGCTTGACCGTAACGCATTTTCCGATGGTGAACGTATATATGTCAGCTCGGCAGTTGGCAAGGGCCCTCTAGGTGAACCAGATGCATTGCTCATCGATGACATGGATTATATCGTCGATGCGTTCAGTGCCAATGGCGGTTATATTCATCAACCGGCTCGATATTGGAATAGATTCCACGATCTTGCCGGCCCGAACCATCTCTTTAGTAGTCGGGCCCGCCTTGATGAGCTCGCTTTAATGACTAGCGTATTGAATCACTTTCATTCTTTGGAACCTACGGCATGAGCAGATCGTTCAAAAAGACACCAATCCATGGTATAGCTAAATGCTCTTCTGAAAAGCAGGATAAGCGTATCTGGCATCAGCGGTTGAGAACTCATAATCGTATGTTATGCAAGTCTGCTACGCTCTCCACAGCCGACGCTGCAGAAGCGTTGATGTTCCCTATGGAACACGACGTGTCAAATAAATGGTCAATGGCCAAGGACGGTAAAGCTTACTGCGCGTATGATCCCGATAAAACATATCCAGACCGGAAAGATCCATCACAGCGTCTACCGTTTTGGAAAAGCGAGTATGAATACTATCGCTCTATCTTAAGTAAATGAGAATATATTATGTCAAGAAAGAAATCCCTGCCTAAGAGTCATGTCTTTGACGATATTCGCTACAGATTAAAAGATCAATCGGGGCTCCCAGAAGGCAAGCTTGGAGAATGTAACTACGAAAAGAAGACTCTCTATATCCCACTCGAGGGAAATACCCTAGAAGATCTGGACGTTATCATCCACGAAGGCCTCCACGCGGCGTGTCCTCTTATCTGCGAATACTACATCAATATCATTGCAACAACCATCGCTAAGCTCCTATGGCGCCTGGGATGGCGGAAAACTGTAGAGTAGTCATCCTGCATCAAGGCTTTACACAACTACAGTATGTAAATGGCCATCGGAGCCATATTTATGCATTTTACGCCCTCATGGGTCGATTTTGGCCGATTTTGGGCCCAAAAGGCCGAAAAAGGTGATTGTGTAAGCCCCTTCTAGAGGCCTACTTAGCAAAAAAGTGCTGTCGGGATCACTTTTTTGTGTACTTTATGGCTGAAACTGGTGTATAATGGTATCAAGCAACAGGGCAGCAGCCCAGAAGGAAAAGAGAATGAACGACATAGACGACATCATGGACGCAATGGCAACCGAAGGCAGTATTGAGGATTTTGATATGGACGCATCTACTGCGGCTATCGAGAACCTGGACATCGTGATCCCAGATGAGGATACCGACGCGGTTGAAATGACCGACGCTGAGATGGAAGCTGAAGATGCTGCCATCCGTGCTGAGATCAACGCTGAGTTGCGCCGAACTGGCCAGTCTGTGGTTGATGACGAATGCGACCTTATTACCAAGCAGGTTGCAGCAGACGTTGTTGTGGCCAAGAAGTCCGCGAAGAAGGCCAAGGCGAAGGCACCTAAGGCGAAGGTCGCGAAGACCGACCGTGGTCGGAAGCCGAAGATGAACCTCGAGGACACCACTAAGATGCGCGATATTCTCGTGGATGCCACCTCTAAGGAGGCTGACCTCACCGTAGTTAAGCGTTGCATCTTTATGCAGGCCCTTGAGCCAGTGTTCAGTCTCCGCGACATCTACCGCGAAACTGTACACCCTCGCTTCAAGGCGACAGTCCGTGGCTGCTATAATGCGGCCGCGATCATCGAGTCCCTGACCGCCCAGATCATGATCCTCAACGGAAAGGGGTAACCCACCATGCCGGCTAAGACACCTTACTTACTACCCGAATCATTTCGGTTCGGTGTAGAGATTGAATTTATGGATACGCCATTGAAAACATTTGCGCCCATATTCAATCAACAAAAGTCTAAGTATCGTCATGGCGTCAAGTGTTCGCTCGATGGCTGGGATGATGTTGATTCCAAATATAAGCATTGGCAGCTTATTGCCGACTATTCCGTAACTGAGATGGATGATTCTGGCGATGACGTTGGAGGTGAAATAGTCTCTCCAATCCTTGACGTATGTAAAGAGTCATTTTTGGAAATCGCTAAGACTATTAAGCTTGTGAATAACAACGACGGTCGATTTGGCAGCGAGACGGGTTATCACATCCACGTTGACTTGGGCGACCTCGATCGTCTTGTGTTTCTAGCGATATGGTATGAAATGTCTTCGGACATCTATGGTATCTTTCCCGATCGCGCCAATAGCCACTACAGTCAGTCACTCATCCGAGTTAATCCGCACGGACCAGACGTCCCAATGATTAATAAAGTAGCTACACTGCTGCTTAACAACCCAGGCCTCATCGGGGAGAAGTACACCGATGTACACCTCTATGGCGAAGACGATTGCCGACGAGCAGAGATCCGATGTGCCCAGATGGTGGACGACTACGACCTGATAATCGGTTGGACGAAGATGGTGCTACAGATCGTCAATTACGCCCATCAATTCCATGACATATTCGAGTTGATTGATACACGACCTTCAGCTTCAATTGTCTATCTCAATGATCACGCTCCTCGAGTTTTGAAGATGACCAAGAATGAATTGCATGCAATTCGAACCAGCGACATATAGGATCCATTATGGCAACTGAAGTAATCAACCTTGAAGGTATAACTGAGACGTACCCAGGTGTATTCTACATCAAAAAGAATAAGTACGTCCTCGTTAAAGACGGTGAGCAGTACATCCTTACGCAGGATCAAATAGATCGCTTGGCTAAAAGTGTGATGGGTCATTACGAGGAGATGGTGCGTGATTTTAAGCCACGAAAGAAGCGTAAGCCACGCCAACCGCGGAAGCCTAAGGCCAAAGTCGTGGGCACAATTGGTGGGACGACTACCGGCGCAACTGAACCCAAGAGTGATCCAACACCTAAAGGTTCAATGGTCGCATACCTTGAAGATCCTGAGAAGCTAGTGGGCGTCTGCAGGCATGATCTACAGTATATCCTTCAGTGTATTGACGATGAGCTTGAGACTATTAAGGAACGGAAGAAGGAAATCCGAAAGGATACCACCCGCACTGACGATCAAAAGATTCTGGATAAGAAGGAATGTGATAAAGGTCTCCGTCTCTTCAAGAAGCTTCAGAAATTTGCTGAACCGTTGGTGGCTACTGCCAAACGAGCTCCAGCCAAGAAGAAAACTACAGCCAAGGCCCCGGTGAAGACTCGTGTGAAGCTCACAACAGCTAAACCTGCCCAAAAGACGGCTCCAAAGAAGCCCTCAAGACGTCCGCGGGGTAAGACTAAGGTTAATACCCTCCCAATATGATCCAAGTGATTCTAGGGCCTCTCAGGAGCCGAAAATAATGGTGTACATTAGGCCAGTGATATGGTATATTAGTCTAGTTATTATTAATAAGGAATTGAGATGATTGAGAAAAATGATGTAATAGCCGTAAAGCTGGCCCGAATTCTGGCCACGATGGATGTTCCATCGCTACGGATAGATGACATCAATTGGCTGAGTCGCAATCTTGCAGTTCGTAATGCTTCACATCCGGATTTTAAAACCGCTAATAAGTTGATCCGTCAACTGTAGCACAACACAAGAAAGTAATTATGCTCATAGCAAAAATTATCGTACTATTTATTGGTGTGTTATTCACATTCAGTAACACGTATCGAATCATGGCAAGAAACGATCTGCCAGCCATCACCATTATCTTGCAGTCAATCGCCATCACGGCATTTGTCGTACTTCAATGGCTTATCTAACACCCAAGGAATATATGAAAAACATACCCACACCATACGACAGCGAGCTCGCCACCTTGATTAACAAAGGCACTGAGATTCGCAAAGTGATTGCCGAAAAGACGACCGATGAAGCGGCAAAGCTGTCACGCATCGCTGTGCAATTGCAAAAACTACGAGCTAGTCAAGCTGAGTACATTAAGAAGGCTAAGGCAGTTCGTAGACAGAAGCCCGACGTAATATTGTATTGGGATAGTGGTTTAGAATTTCGATCATCGGCACCTCGCTCACCTCTACAGAGTGGTTCAGGTCTATATGATCTACTGGACATGATCGTCACTCGCGGAGTTCCTACATCATTCGAATGCAGAGGATAGCATGATTAAATGCATCACTGATACTGAGACCACAGGCCTCGATCCAGAAATCCACACCGTTCACCAGTTGTCATGCATTGTCTTGGATGATAAGGACGTAGAGATTGATTTAATTGATCTAAAGTTTAGGCCTGCTAAGCTTGATTACGAACAGGCAGCATTAGAGAAATCACACATCACTATGGAAGAGCTTTATAGTCGAGAACTCTCGTCAGAAGATGCATTTAAGATCTATACGAAGTTCCTTGACAAGTACGCCGACCGCTTTAATCCCAAAGATAAGATGCAATTCGTTGCGTACAATTCAGTTTTCGACGAAGACTTTGTCAGCAAGTGGTTTGATAATACACCCATGGATTATATGTATGGCAGCTATTTTTGGCGCCCATCGCTGTGTCTCTATCGTGTAGCAGCATGGATTCTACGAGACGCCAGGGTAACATCCGCATTCACTCTCAAATCGTTATGTGAATTTGCTGGAATTGAGTTCAACGAAGACGATGCGCATGATGCAATGTATGATGCGCGGAAAACTGCTGAGCTTTATTTGAAGCTCGTATAAAGGAAACAACTATGATTAATGATACATGTTCATGCGGAGCAGCGATTGCAATTCGCCAAGAGACAGCCGCCGAAGAATTGGCCCTACATAAGGAGTGGTTATCCGCGCATAAAGGGTGTCGGGGTGGTGGCATCAACGATGTTGAGCTCATAGGCTCATACCATACGAGCGGCGGCAGTTGGCCGCCTAAACTAGATGAGACAAAAATTTATTGCCAAGCATAATGAGTACAAGTCAGGAACGCAATGCCACAGGGGCTGGGAAAGGTGATGCAGAACGCATTTCCAATCGAAAGATTTACGACGAGCGCTTTGACGCAATTAATTGGGCGTCAAAACAACAGAAAGATAAGATGAAAGAACACATATATAAAGGAACAAAATAACATGGGATCATTACTAGCCAAATTAAAGAAGAGTTCAAAACTCTCAAAGACGGATGGTCTTGCAACGTCAGTATACTTCAACGACGTACCTCTGACGCCCACCTCAGTTCCAATGATTAACGTTGCGCTTAGTGGTTCCATCGATGGAGGTATTGGACCTGGGCTGACGATGCTTGCAGGACCGAGTAAGCATTTCAAAACGAGCTTCGCTTTGTTGATGGCCGCGTCATATTTGAAGGCACATCCCGAATCTGTGTTGATGTTCTATGATTCTGAATTCGGAACACCCCAGGCGTACTTTAACGCTTTTGGTATCGACACTGAACGAGTGTTGCATGTTCCTATTATGAATATCGAAGAATTGAAATTCGACCTTGTTCATCAGCTCGAAACGCTGGAAAACAAGGAAGACGTTATCATCATCATTGATTCAATTGGTAACCTAGCATCTAAAAAGGAATTGGAAGACGCTTTGTCCGAGAGTAGCAAAGCTGATATGACTAGAGCCAAGGCGCTTAAAGGTCTCTTCCGAATGGTAACACCCTACCTTCAAACGAAAAACATCCCAATGATCGCAGTGAATCACACGTATAAGACGCAGGAAATGTTTAGTACTGATGTTGTTTCTGGTGGAACAGGCATATATTATTCAGCGAATAACATCTGGATTATTGGACGTCGTCAGGATAAGCAGGGTGTTGAGATTAAGGGATACCACTTCATCATTAACATCGAGAAATCTCGATTCGTTAAAGAGAAGTCGAAGATTCCTATCTCTGTATCATGGGAAGGCGGGATCATGAAATGGTCGGGCCTCCTTGAAGTTGGTCTAGAATCAGGTTGGGTTATGAAGCCCAAGAAAGGTTACTACACCGTTGTTGATACTCCGGGTGGTGATAAACCAGTCGGCAAAATTTGCAGTGAAAATAAGACTCACTGTGCAGAATTCTGGCAGCCGCTATTAACTAACGCACAGTTCCTACAGTGGATCAAGGAACGTTACACTATCGGCGAGGTTGCCATGGCACAATACGAAGAAGAGGACATATAAAATGATGGAGCAAATCACAGTAATACCCACCGAGCAAATTGATGAAAAGACCGGACACCCATTCGCTAAGATGCGGTGTGAATCAGGAGAGTTTAAGGGCGTGCTATTTCAAATAGGCGCCGTGAGTTTCCCAACAATGGAAGGTGATTCCATTGAAGATCAGAATGGTAATGTCCCGATGCACATCGAATTTAACATTCTCGAAATTCCCGATTATGGTACCATAATCGGCCGATCATGCAAGACGAAAGAATCGATTGAATGTGATCCTGCATTTCATCAGCTTCTTGCTGATATCGTCGTTAAGTCGATATCTCAGATGATTGATGAAAAGGATGTTGAGAAAGTAAAGCAGTGATTCATTTAGTACTCGGCCGCGATGGCAATGGCTCTACAATGAATGTTGAAGGTGTATGGGATGATGAGTCATCGGCTCACACCCATCGCCAACAACTCGAATCTAATTATAGTTTGGTAACCGTAGAGAGTTACGAAATTGAATAGTGTACATCTAACCGACGATATGGTATAATAGACATATGGAAGATATTAGCGAATTAGTAATTAAAAATATTGTAGCGAATGAGGAGTACTGCCGAACAGTATTGCCATTCCTCAAGAAAGAATACTTTGATGGCCATGCCAGATTTGTATTTGACCTGCTCGTAAAGTTTGTCACCAAATATAATACGATGCCCAATTGCTCTACTATGGAGTATGAATTCTCTCAACTTGAATCTCATCCCGAGCAAGCACAAGAAATTCATGCTTATATTAAGCGAGCATTCACTATAACGGATGACGAACGATCTACGGATATGACATGGCTCGTTGAAACCACAGAGAAGTGGTGTCAGGATCGAGCTGTTTATTTGGCTGTCCTTAAGTCAATTGAAATCATCAACGGAAATAACGCTGAGATGTTACCCAGCGCTATTCCTGATATGCTTCAACAAGCATTGGGTGTGGGTTTCGATCGTGACATTGGTCATGACTACATGGAAAATTCAGACAAGCGTTTTGAATACTACCACACCCCGGAGAACAAGGTGCCTTTCGATTTAGAGATGCTTAATAAGATCACTGGTGGAGGTGTTAAAAGGAAAACACTAAACATCTTTCTTGGAGGTACCGGCACAGGTAAGAGTATGACACTGTGTCACCTTGCTGCAGCATATATAACTCAAGGTATTAATTGCCTATACATCACCATGGAAATGAGTGAGGAGAAAATCGCTGAACGTATTGATGCCAATCTATTTGACGTCAACATCAACGAAATTGCTTCTCTAACCAAAGGTGAATTCAATAAAGCAATCCACAAGATCCGCACAACTTCGTCCGGCCGACTGATTATCAAGGAATACCCGACGGCTGCAGCGCATGCAGGACATTTTAGAGCATTGCTTTCTGAACTGAAGTTGAAAAAGGATTTTATTCCTGACGTAATCTTAATCGATTACATTAACATCTGCGCCTCATCTCGTATTAAGGGAATGGGTGGATCCATTGGTTCATACGGCTATATCAAGGCGATTGCTGAAGAGCTTCGAGGCCTGGCAATTGAAACCGATACGATCATGTGGTCGGCTACGCAAACTAACCGTGATGGTATGAATTCTTCGGATGTCGATATCACCAATACGTCTGAGTCCTTTGGCCTACCCGCTACAGCAGATTTAATGTTGGCTTTGATCACTACAGAAGAGCTTGAAGAGTTAGATCAAATATTGGTCAAACAACTTAAGAATCGATATAATGACGTAGCCTATTACCGTCGCTTTGTGTTGGGAATGGAACGCGCCAAGATGCGCCTATATGATGCTGAGGAATCAGCTCAGACCGATGTGTTGTCGGGCGATACGTCATTCACTGCTACAACCGATGAGCCGGACTACAGCGAATTCAAAATGTAAAGAATAATCATCAGAAAACAAATGGATATGACATGAAGAAAACAAAAACACACAAACGATTACTGAATTGGCTGGCACGGAAGAGTGATCTCTATTTAGATACTCGTAATCAATTACGGCGCGCGGAAAGCTCTCTACAAATTATGAAGCGGGATTCTGATGAGCTAGGGGAAAGGGTTGCTGAAATATCACGTAAGCTTTGTTCAGTCGAAGTGCGTCGTGTCAATCATTCTTATCCTAAGCTTCGTGTATGCATCGACATCGATTCTGCAATTTTAGAGTACGGTTTCATGCATGGCGATGATCACGTTGCCATCGAGCACGTTGGCCGAGAAATAGGCTATCGCGCAGCTCAGGAAATTCAACGTGCAAATTTCCGTAGATCTGACATCCGCCCTTTAGGATTGGAATATGCAGATCATATCAATCAATAACAAACACAACATAAGGAACATATAAAATGTATTTAAT